GCAGGCGTTCACCAGATAATCGCTGGTTCGACTTGACAAACCTGCTGTGGACGCGCAAGTTAGTAGTGTTGGTTCTTTCCATAGATGGAGATTCCAACGCGATTGCATTGTGTCATGACAATCGTAGATGCCCACGAGTCTTCAGATTCTTCCCGGAACCAAGCTGAACCGTTATGTAGACATAGGGATTCTTTGAGACCTTTGTAAGAGGTATCACAGCATCGATTGGGATATACCAATTCGAGTTCGTCCCTGCCTCAAGACGATGAGGAAGTGGATTGCCTTGAAGCATTCCTATTGGCACAATGGATAATTTCCTACTTTGAGAATGGACTTCGATTCTGTCAACAGTCACCGGTGCTCGTCCCCGCACCGTGACCTTTACACCGAGTACCGGAGTCCCGACGATGCCCTGTTGTGCAAAATCGCTTACGTCCGGAGGCGTCCCATCACGTCTAACCTCTCCCACATATGCACTACCAGACGCCATAATGCCGTAAAGTAGATTGGCCTTTGGCCTCCCAGCCGAAAAGAGCCATATAGCCACTTGCCATCCAAGTGACAAGCATGCGATACCAAGTGATATGAATGAAATACCTTGTGACATGCTTCTCATACCAGAGCAGACACTGGACTTTATACACACCCGGAACAACATAGGATGTCAAAGGTGCGCCGAAAGAACAACCGCCGTGCCAATGGCTGGCGCAGGGACAAGGTAACAGCTCGTGTGCGTGCGGCCTACGACGTGTGCTGGCTGTGCGGCAAACCCGTTGACAAGTCCCTTCCTGCAGGTCTTCCTGGCAGCCCCGAGGTAGACGAGAAGATCCCGGTCAGCCGCGGCGGCTCGCCATACGACTTCAGCAACTGCTTCCTGGCCCACCGCTGGTGCAACCGCATCCGGTCCAACCACACCGTCGAATGGGCACGACAACGCATTAGACAGCTCAACGCCCACGGCCACGCGGAAGACATCAGACCGACATCCTTGCCTTTGTCGACGAGCGGCGACTGGTGACCCTGGGTAGGTGACCCCCGTCACCCGTTTCACAGCCGCCTCGGGTGCAGTGCTGTTCTCTCCCCGCGTGCTGGAAACGTTTCACGGTATTCTTCACTCTCTCTGTGAAACGTTTCTAGACCGACGAAAACACTGCGGCAACTTGGTTCCGGGAGGTCGCTACTGCTTGAAACGTTTCGGAGGTGATCGACCATGAGGTGTGCGGAATGCGGAGCGCGGATACCCGACGCCGCACGGCACGGAAAACCGCAGAAGTACTGCTCGTCGAAATGCCGTTTGCGCGCCTGGCGTCGCGAGAAGAAGGCGCAAGGAGACCCCCCTGCGAAACGGCCACCAAAGAAGAACACGGCCCGGAAGCCAAAAGCCATGCGTCCCGAGCCTTGCGAAAAGAACCCCGTGCGAACCGAACCGGAGTCGGAACCTTACGATGTGCTGCTCAAGCGCACCCAGCACCGGTTGCAGACTGCGATGTTCGATCCACGCACGCCGTCAACCAGTCTCTCTGCGTTGTCCAAACAACTGCTGACGGTTACGAAGGAACTGGACTCCCTGAACGGAGAAAACGAGATGCCAGAACCCGCTGGATTGACGGAGGTTGTTGATGAAGCCTTCGACCCCGAAGCTATCTGAAGCGGCACGACGACTCGTGGTGCCGTCCGGCATCGTCTCATCGGATTGGCCCAGGGTGAGGGCATTGGCGCGACGCCTGTGCGGCATCGAATACGACCGGTGGCAGGACGGGCTCGGCATGGTCATGCTGGGCAAACGTCGCGATGGATCCTACGCCGCGACGGTCGGCGGCATACTGATCAGCATCTGCCGGCAGGCCGGCAAGACGTTCCTGATCGGCACGATGATCTTCATGCTCAGCATCCTGACGCCTAATCTCAAGACGCTGTGGACCGCGCACAGGAGCCGCACGTCGGACGAAACATTCGCTTTCATGAAGGGAATGAGCAACCGTAAAGGGATCAGACGGTACATCGCGGACGTGAGAAGCGCGAACGGCCAACAGGAGATCGTGTTCACGAACGGTTCCCGGATCATGTTCGGTGCCCGTGAACGCGGCTTCGGTCGAGGCTTCGATGACGTGGACATCGAGATCTTCGACGAGGCGCAGATCCTCACGGAAAACGCGCTCGACGACATGGTCCCCGCGATGAACACCGCACCCAATGGTTTGGCGATCATGCTGGGGACTCCCCCGAAGCCATCTGACCCCTCAGACGTGTTCTCAACGCGCCGGAGCGAGGCGCTCAACGGCTCCGACGACGACAAGATATACGTCGAGTTCGCCGCCGAACGGGACGCCGACATCGAGGACCGGGAGGCATGGAGGAAAGCGAACCCGAGCTACCCGCATCGGACTCCGACGTCATCCATACTTCGCCTGCTTCGTCAGCTCGGCCCGGACTCCTTCCGCCGTGAAGGATTGGGCATCTGGGACAACACCGTCACCGCGTCGGCCATAGACCCCAAACGGTGGAAGCGGGCGGCCGTTGACCGGCCCGACACCAACGGGCTGATCGGCTACGCGATCGACATGCCACCGGACCGTAGCTCTCTGGCCATCGGCGGATGCATCAAACACCCCGATGACACGGCGCATATAGAACTACGCCGATTCGAGTCGACCCAGTCCAACGGTTCGGCATGGGCCGTTGACTGGATCACGGAACGCTGGGACCGTACCGCGGCCGTGGTCATCGACAACCAGTCACCCGCCATGGCACTCCTGCCCGACCTGAAGAAACGACACGTGAAGGTCATAACCACCAACGCCGCCGACATGGGCCGCGCGTGCGGACGATTCCAGGACATGCTCCGAGACGGCACCCTCACCCATCTGTCCGAAGGCGCTCAACCAGCCCTCGACGTCGCGGTGCTCAACGCGACAACCAGGAACATCGGAACCTCCGGAGCGATCGGCTGGAACAAGCTCGGCACCGACATCGACATCAGCCCACTCGTCGCCTGCACCCTCGCCCTGTACGGCACATTCATCACCAAAAGAGATCCGAACAGAAAGCAGAGGATGATCCAACTACCATGATCACATTCCCCCAAACGATCTCCGGACTCACCACCGACGAGACCAACCTCTACCGCCGACTGCTCGCACGACTCCTCAGAAAACGCTCCAGAAACCGGATAAGAACCCAATACTACGACGGAAGAAACGCCCTCAAGGACATCGGATACTCCCTCCCGCCAATCGCCAAAGACATCGAAATCGTCGTCGGATGGCCAGAAAAAGCCATCCAGGCGCTCGCCAACCGAGTCGTCCTCGACGGTGTCACGACAACCGATGGTTCCGAACTCAGCGTGCGAGTGACGGACATCATGGACGCCAACGATCTCAAGAACACCGCCGCCTCCGCGCACACTGACGCACTTGTGCACTCCTGCAGCTTCCTCGCGGCGCTGGCCGGGGATACCGAGTCCGGTGAATCGGACGTCATCATCCAGGAGTTCACCGCCGATACCGCCACCGGTGAATGGGACAAGCGCAGGCATGGGTTGCAGGATGCCCTGCTCTTCGATGTGACCGATGACGGCAGGGCCATCACCGGCATCTACCTCATGACCTACTCGCAGACCGTGAGCATCGTTCCGTCCAACCCCGGATACCAGGTGTATTCGAGGGCGTCGAACAACGGACGCATACCCTGCGAACTGCTCGCGTACAGGCCTGACTCGAAAAGACCGTTCGGGAGAAGCAGAATCAGCCGCGCGGTCATGAGTCTGACCGACAGCGCGGTCAGGACGTTCCTGCGAAGCGAGATGCAGGCCGAGCTGTATTCCGTACCGCCCAGATATTTCCTCGGGGTCAGTGAGGACATGTTCAAGGACGACTCCGGCAACATGATCCCCAAATGGAAGATCATGCTCGACCAGGTCCTCGCCCTACCGACGGATAAAAACGGGGAGAAACCGGAGGTTGGCCAATTCCAGCAGTACAGCTTCGAACCGCATTCCGCCCAGTTGCGGCAGACGGCGACGATGTTCGCTTCGGCCACATCCCTCCCACCCGATGAGATGGGAGTGCTCACCGACAATCCCTCGAGCGCCGAGGCGATAGACAAGTCAGCCAAGGAACTTTGCCTCGCCGCCGAGCAATGTCAGGGATGGTTCGGCAGGGCATGGGAACGCATCATCGACCGCGCCCAGACTATGGCAGGCAGCGATGGCACCGTGCAGGCGGTCTCCTGCCAATGGAGGAACCCCTCCACTCCAAGTCGCGCAGCGGCCGCGGACGCCGCGGTGAAACTCGTGTCCGCCGGGATCCTTCCCGCGGACAGCGACGTCACATACGACATGCTCGACCTGAGCGATCGACAACGCCGGACCCTGCGCATGGAGCAGCAGAACGCACGGTCCCGGGACCGCATAGCGCAGTTGAAGATGCCGGCACCTGCAAGCGAGGCGACACATGAAGGACAACGGGATACCGGAGGCGCGGCAGCGGGAACTGCAACGGCTGCTGGACAAAGCGCATAAGAACTACCAGGCCAATCTCGACAACCTCAGGGACGCGGCCACCGATGAGATGGAAACCGTGCTCCAACGCCATCCGCTCGATGTCCGGGAACTCGTCGAAGAGTATGCACGTGACTCCTCCCAGCTCGCCAACGACTACTACGACGACATTCGGTCCCTCTGGAGCGAATACGGGATCAGGGACATGCCCGAATTCGACCACACACAGCTCATCGACCCGGATCGCACGCTCTGGCAGGTGCAGGGCGGATTCAACGATTCCGATTACGCCGGTCTGACGTATCAGGAGGTTCAGGCAGGAAAGTCACGGGCGGGGAAGACCATCGCCGACCTGTGGCCGTCCTTCGATGACCTCGATGACGCGCAGCAGTTCATCGCGGATATGATCTCGGCCGGTTCGAGGTTGACCATGCAGCGCAACCTGCGGATCGACCCCACCCGCCCTCGATGGGCGAGGGTGCCCCGAGGTACGGTCACATGCGCGTTCTGTCTCATGCTTGCCTCGCGAGGTTTCGTCTATCTCAGCGATGAGTCCGCCGGTCTGCACAACGCCTTCCACACCCATTGCGACTGCGACATCGTCCCGAGTTGGGGCAGGCAGACGCTGATCGGCTACGACCAAAGCCAATACGCAGATATGTGGCATCGGGCCAACTCAGATGGCGGTGACTACCGGAAGTCACTCGAGAGACTCCGCAGGCTCTTCCCGCAACAGATCAAGGATGGGGTCGATACCGACTCCTGACCTCAACATTTCGCTGACCCGCGTGCAGCGTTGTTAATCACGCGTCCGACAATCAAGGAGAACCAATGTTCAAGTTCCGCAACCATATCCGCACGGTGGTCGCCACGGATTCGACAGCCGGCGGCGGAGACGCCGGTCAGCAGGATCCCGATAAGCAGCCGGACGAGAAGAAATCCGATGAATCCAAGGATTTCAGTCGCGCGTTGTCCAAGCGCGCGGCCGAAATCGAATCCAAGTACTCGGATTACGCGGACCTCAAGGCCAAAGCCGTAAAGTACGACGAAGCCCAGGAAGCCGCAAAAACCGAAGCGCAGAAACTCCAGGACCGTTTGGCGAAGGCCGAAGAGGAACGGGATGCGCTCAAAGCGGCTGCGGAACACGGCAAACTCGTGGATTCCATCTGCGAAGAGACAGGGCTCGACCGGAAGGTCGTATCCATGCTCGCCGGAGACGGAAAGACACTCGCCGCCAACGCCAAGGCCCTCCAGGAGATCATCGGAAAACAGAAAACCGACAACCAGAAAAAGCAGGGGCGACCCCTTGCCGTACCGCCGAACCGTGGGAACGACACCGTGACAACGGCGAAACAACTGCTCTCCCAGGCGTACGCGGAGAAGTAAAGAAAGGCTGAAAATGGCACTCACACTAGACGAATCGGCGAAACTCTCGGAGGACACCCTCACCCGGGGCGTGCTCGAGACGTTCGTACAAAACAGTCCGATCCTCGACCGACTGCCCTTCATGGGCATCGAGGGAAACGCCTACGCGTACAACGAGGAGGCAACCCTCCCCGGCGTAGCATTCCGCGGCGTCAATGAGGCGTATAGCGAATCCACCGGCACCGTGAACCAGAAAAGCGAAACGCTCAAGATCCTCGGCGGCGACGCCGATGTCGATCGGTTCATCCAGAAGACCCGCAGCAATCTCAACGACCAGCGCGCCGAACAGACCGCACTGAAGACCAAGGCCCTGAGCTACAAGTTCCAGGATGCGTTCTTCAACGGCGATGTCGCCGTCGACCCGAAGGGGTTCGACGGGCTGAGGAAGCGACTCATCGGCAATCAGGTCATCGAAGCCGGGCCGAACGGCATCCCGATCGTCGGAACCTCCAATACCGACATCCATACCTTCCTCGACTCGCTCGATAACCTGCTCGCCGCCGTACCGGGCATCAACAGCACGAACGGGGCCATCTACGCGAACTCCGCGGTGATCCGAAAGATCGGGTCGGCTCTGCGGCATGTGGGCCTCGATGCGGTCCTCGAGGAGGACATCGCCGGAAAGCGCAGCATCCAGTGGAACGGCATCCCGATCCTAGAAGCGGGGCAGAACCCAGACGGAAGCCAGATCCTGCCAACCACTGAGACGGAAGGCACCGCAACTAACACCACATCCCTCTACACCGTGCGGTTCGGCGAAACCGAGGGCGACCAGGCAGTCACCGGATTGACCAACGGCGGGGTCACCACCGAGGATCTCGGCGAACTGCAGGAGAAGCCCGTGTACCGCACACGCATCGAGTTCTACTGCGGCCTCGCCGTGTTCGGCGGCAAGGCCGCGGCCCGACTGAAGGGAGTCATCAATGGCTAGCGCAAAACCCCAGGCGACACCAGAACCCAACGAAATTGCGGAAGAGGGGCCTACGGAACCATCGGTTGAACAGGAGACATCCTCCGCAGTGGACCCCGTCGACGTTGGAACTGGACGCACCGAAATCTACGAGGCGACCCGCCCTGATGGTGTGCGGCTGCGCATTACACGCAACCTCGACACCGGCCGGCAGCACATCGAAGAGGTCTGACCATGTCTGACTCGTTCGCCACTGCGCAGGATCTTTCCGACCGTTGGCGAAAACTCAGCGATGCGGAAACAACCACCGCTGAAGTGCTGCTCGCCGACGCCAGCGACAAGATACGCAACCGGGTGAGTCAAGCCGACGACGAGAACTGGTGCGCCGCGAACGCACGGACCCTGACCCGGATATGCTGCTCGATGGTCAAACGGTCGATGCAGCAGTCCTCCACCGGCATGCCGGAGGGAGTGAGCCAGTCAAGCACCACGACCGGCCCGTTCACGGATGGGTACACGTGGTCCAATCCCGACGGCAACCTCTACCTCACGGCGGAGGAGCTCAGGGACCTCGGCATCTCCCAGGGCCGGGCGTTCACGGTGGGAATGGTCGGCCATGGAGAC